TGATATTAGTGATAGTTTAATTGGTTTATCTAGTGGTGCTACCGGAGTACCAACAAATGACAGTGGTCTTTTAATTACTCGCGGTAATGAATCATCTGTGTTTATGGGTTGGGATGAACAATTAGATAAATTTGTATTAAAAACAACAAACAATAATAGTACTATGGCTGGGGCATTGGCATTTACTGGAACAAATACTATTTCAACTAATTTGGAAATACCAAATAATGGTAGCATTGGATCATTGACTGAACCAAATGCATTATCAATATCTGCGTTTGGAGATATTTCTATAAATACTACTACTGACTCTACATCTAAAAACACTGGTGCTTTAAAAATAGCTGGTGGTGCAGGTATAGAAAAGAATCTTAATATAGGTGAAAATTTATATTTAAAGAAAGACGGAGCAATAATATCTATTGGTGAACATAATGACTTTACTATCACACACGATGGTCTAAACGGTGCAACAATTCAGGCCAGTCCATTAAATATTAATTCACTATCAGCATCAACTTATTCAACTGTTGCTGGAGAATTAACAATTAATGGTGCAGACGGAATTAATATACAGGCTAATGCAGGTAAAATACATGTAGATACAACAGATGCAGTTGATATAAGTGCTGGTACATTCAGCATTGACGCAACAAGTACAATCGATATTGACGCTACTAGTACTATAGCAATTAATTCAACAGGTGGGGACATTAATGTTGGTAATAACAATGATAGTCAAAATATTAATATTGGCAGTAGTGCATCTGCTAGAACAATACAAATTGGTAATAGTTCATCTACAGCAGTTAGTGTTGATGCAAACGCGATAAACTTAACATCAGTAGATGAAATATTATTGACAGATGGTACAAGCGTAATTAAGATGGATGGATCCGGAGCAACTGATATTAGTGGAGTAACATTAGACTTTAAAGTAGCTAATAATAAAATAATGATGGACACAACTGGTACTAATATTTCTGGAACAACTGAGATGAATGACACATTAACAATTAGTAAATCAACTGGTAAAGGACTTCACGTTATAGCAGATGCATCTTTTGATAATATTGTTACTGTTGGTGAAAATATGGTAGTAGATGATATATATATTGGTCGTGGTGCCCATGCACAACCCGATGCGTTTGGTTCATATGGTATGAAAAATACAGCAATGGGTTACGATTCACTTAAACAAAATATAGCTGGTGATAATAATACATCATTAGGATATAATACATTAAGATCTAACATATATGGTTTTGGAAACACAGCTGTAGGGTCTGATGCATTAACTGCAGCTGGAGTTGCAATAACCAATAGTAATAATACTGCAATTGGTTTCGAAGCAGGTATGAGCACAGTCGGTAATAATAATACTCTTATTGGTTCAGGTACTGATGCGTATCAAGGAATGCTTAACCAAATCAATAATTCTACAGCTATCGGTTATAATGCTAAGTTAACGGAGAGTAATCAAATCTTACTAGGAACATTAACTGAAACTGTTTATATTCCAGGTAAATTAGATACTGACTTAGATGCATCATTCGGCCAATCAGTATCTATTGGTGGTAAAATGACTATTGGTGCAGATAGTATAAATACAACCGATTTAAGTAATGATATTACACTATTTACAGACGCTAGCAATATTATTATTGGTGGTGCAAATACTAATTTGGTAATTGGTAATGGCACCGGACGTATAGAAACCGGGTATGTTACAGATACTGTGAATATTATTGGTGATATAGATGTAACAGGTACTGCTACATTTGGTGCACTTAATTTGGATATTTCTAATAACTTTATATTATTAAATAATAATGGTACAGAAACGGCATTCCCGGGTGCTGGAGTCAATGTACAATTGCTTCAGGATATGAGTGCTGGTTATATTCGAATTGCTACTGGATTAGATAAATTTGCGGTTCGCTTACCTAATATGGAAGGAGGTGTTGAACAATACATAGCAACCAAAGATACCAATAATGATTTCGCAGCTAATAAAATAGTAGCATTAGATGATGTATCATTAAACACCAACGTTAAAATTGGTGGTAATCTAGTAAACACTGGCACATTAGATGTTTCTGGTGTTACCAACTTTGAAACAGATGTTACATTTAATGGTGGATTAGTTGATTTCAGTACAGCAACTACACTCGGTAATTGGAATGGTCCTGTATATGATAGAACAGGTGCAACATTAATCATAGAAGATGATTCTGCACCTGCCCCTATTGTTCATGCTGATTTAGACGGTACTGTTACTACTACTGCACAGAATAGTATTACAACCATGACTGGTCTTACTGCAGTTGGAACAACGGCAATTGATACAACATTCTCTGGCCCAATTGTTGCAAATGAAGGTATTACATCTACTGGTAATATTACTATGACAAGCAAGTTTATAAAGCAATTCTAAGTTTATTTTAAAAATAATTAATAATTAATAAATAATTTTAATACTATAAATATTTATTAATTCGAGTTTACTTATTGTAGAACATATTATAATATATTAAATATATATATCATGTCAATTGCTACATTAAAACGTAAAACATTTGCAAAATATAATAATTCTAGTGTCCAAAACAATGAGGGATTTTCAATTAATGGATTGTACCGTAACCAAGGATATGTAGGACAAACATCCCTTTCTAGATCACTTAATCGAACCCTGATGAAAGGTAATACGCCACGAGGACATGGTGGGTGTTGTGGAACATATGACACATCACATATAATTAAACCTAGCTGTTTTGAAGATAATAAATCTATTAAAAAATCAGTAATGAGTTCTAGCAATAGAATAAAATCAAAACTGAATAGTCCATTATATAACGAAGTTAAACCTATTAGCACACCTGATGTATTTAGCCAATGGAATTATATATTAAAGAAAAAATATTGTCTTACTAAAAACATGTGTACTTCTATACCTAATGTACCATCTTCATGTGTACAATGTGTGAATAAGGATGGATATGTTAAGAAAACTATACACCAAACACATACAAAACCTGAATATATGTATTTATCATTACCATATAACGATTACATTCAACGTATTAAATCTAATGCAATGACTGATGATATTACATATGTACCTGTTAGAACAACTAGAGGTGATCCATATATACGAACTACATGATTTCACTACTCTCTTATTAAATATTTTACACACATCAAACTGTTAAAACTATACTCTATTAAATAATTAACAAATTTTGTATATAAAATTTGTTTTTTTTCATATTCTTTATTAATTTTTATTTCTTTTATTATTACTATTGTGTACCGAGTATTTTTATTTAACACATATATAGTTGCTGTACCAACTATCGTATTTATATTTTCGTTAACTATCACAAAAATGTAATGATCATCGTCTAATTTTTCGAATAATTTGTCTTCGGTTAACTCATTGATCATATCAATATTTGTATTAGATAATAAATTCATTAAATTATAATAGGAATATTTCAAATCAGCATGTTGTAATCTTCGAAAATATAAAGGTATTCCTCTTAAAAAAAACATATTTAAATTATGCTGACATAAAATTGATATATTTGATGTTTATTAAAAACATAATAAACATCAGGTTATTAAATTAATTATGGAATCAAGCAAAAAACCTATTTTGAAAATTAAACAAACAAATGAAGATGAAATTACTCTTATTACACAATATATTAATACATTTAATGAAAAAGAGTTACATGGTTATAATATAGCAAAAGAACATCTCGGTATGTCATTTCAAATTGAAAAAAGTATAGGTTTTATTAATTGGAAAAATAAAATTAATCCTTTATAAATTGTTAAGTTTACTATTTTTGAATTCTTTATAACTCATCACCTGTTGTTGTAAATCATCTTCGGCTTTTAAATCATCTAATATGTCTGTCTTAAAATTATTCATTTTATATTTTTTATCTGGTAATGATATAAATGACATATTGCATATTTTTCCCATATGTATAAATTTATTTTTATATAATTCAGGACTTTGTTTAGATTTGTTATCTTTATCATTTAAATCATTCACCGAAGATACATTATTTTTTTTTACTTTTATAAAAACTGACATATCCAAATCATTCTTTTTAGATTTTACCTTTTTTGCTTCATTATTTTTATAATGTACTGTTAATAGTTTTGATTCACTATTTTTTGGAATATATTCATTATCTATAAAAAAGTCACGACACCTATATATTGTGCAATATTTCATACAAACCGCGTTTAATAATTTATTTGTCATTGAATTAGTATCACAATAATAGTTGAAACATAATTTATATGGATCATAATACATTATCACATTCCCTCGTGGCGTAAATTCATATAGTATTCTTCTTTTCCATTCTAATTGTACATTATTATTTACTGGTTCTAACTCTTTCTGTAATTTTTCTTTATCATAAAATATTTCACTTATATTTTCATTAAAATCGATATCTGTTAACTGATATGTATTTAAAAAATCACTACATAATCTATCTATGTAGGTATCTAATACTGATTTATTTATAACTATTTTGCGAGGTTTACCTATATATAAACATATATTATCACACAGCTTGTTACACAATATCATTATTTGTTCTTTTTTTTGAATCGCATAATTTAATGCGAATATCCCAGAAAAAAAATATAATGGCTTCATTATTATATTTTTATTATTATATTTTTATGCCCTTTTTTGTTAGTCCTTTATTTTGTATTTAACAATTCATTTTTTCTTAATTGCAATAATTCATTCATTTCCTTTTCTAGAAAAGGAACTTCAATACGTTGATAATTTTTATATAAGTTTTCCGGATGCATGCAAACTAAATACAACCCTGTTACCTTTTTATCATATTTATGTTCTAGAATGGTTTTATACATATTTAATTGTAAAGCATAATGCCAAAAATTGGTGTCAGGTAAATGTGAAATACATGGTGTCTTTGCAAATTTACCAAATTCCACTTCATGCTTAATTTCTTGACATCTCTTCCAATCATATATTAGAATTGTACCATCTGGATTTTCGAACACCATATCTATTGATCCTGATAATTTTAATTCTTCATAATATACCATCCATTCCGTTCTATACGGAACCAAATGGCTATAATCGTTTACAAAATTTTGGAAAAACGTATATTCTGCGCTATCATTTTTTACATCACATTGATTGTAATAACGTTCAATATCATTATGCATATTTGTGCCAGCCTGTGCTGCCTGATCTCTATTATCATCCCATTGCTTTTTTATTTCGTCACGTGTCATATTATAATACTTATATGATGGATTTGACCAATTTCGCGATTTCATCATCCTATCTATAATATTATCGGCATTAAATTGCTCAAAATGACGATGATTCCATGTCGTTACTGATGTATATCCTCCCCTATCCCCCAGTACCGTATAAATATGAGGACCTTCTTCAAATGTAATATCACTATCACGTTCATGAGAGTTTAATGTTGCTAGATAATTCATTGTACCCGGAACAGCCATGTTCATTTATTTTATATATTATAAAAAATAGGGAAAATAATCAATTTTATACAATAACATTTTATAATTCTAGATCTATTACATTTGTCACACTTTGTTTTATTAACAAATATATTTGATATCTTATTTTTTTACAGGTTTCTTCCGTGGTATTTTTATATCCACCCAATATTTTTTGATAATAATTTACATATTTATTTGTATAATCTTCATCCACATTAATTTTATCAACATGTTTGTTATACCAATGTGTTTTAAATTCTACAATAAATTGTTTATATATTTGTTTTAATTGAGTATCTATTTGATCTGTACTTATTTTTATCCATTCAGTTTTTCCATTTTCATCACTTTCATATATATAAATCATATTTGGTCTATTATCAAATGCTTTTATTGGTATAACTACTTCACTATTAAATGCATCTTTCCATAAGTTAACTACACCTATTATTAAATTATTAGAATAAACTGCCTCTAAATGCTTATATACATTTGATAATATATATGTATTTATCCAGTCATTAAATAGAATTTTGGGTTGTATCTCTTTTGGACGATTATTTAACCATTCTAATATATTTATCTTACGCCGCTGTTGTAATCGTTGGCGTAAAACAACGTTTTCCTTTTCTATTTTATCTATTTTATATGATAATTCCTGTACTAATCTAAACAAGTTTGGCAAAGATGGTATTATTTCTTCCATATCGGCTTCGTTTTCTTTTTCTTTAATAGACATATTTAAAAACTCACAGCATCTCACATGTCTATCATAATTATACTTATAAATATATTTTCGATTACATGTATTACACACATAAGACATTATTGAATTAATTTGTTTGATTATTTTACATTATTATATATTAATAACTATCAATTTTATAATGCTAATGATATTTAGTCAATCCCGAACAAGGGCACTTACTAGTTCTACTGGTAACCCTAATTTAAATAATAACAAACAAATTGTAAAATCAACACCACGCTCTTCTTTATTTAAAAATATGTATTCTGATTTATATCACACAACTAAGTGTAACAGTTGTGGTAAATAATATCTAAGTTTTATTATATAAAATGACAGATTATATGAAATATTTATTAGTTTTTATTATTTTTGTTTTTACTATGATTATTGGTATACATTTTCTAAAAACATTTAATATTGTTGAAGGGTTAGAAAATGAAGAAGTTACTATGCCTGCCGAAGAAGTCACTATGCCTGCCGAAGAAGTCACTATGCCTGCCGAAGAAGTCACTATGCCTGCCGAAGAAGTCACTATGCCTGCCGAAGAAGTCAACACGACATCGAATGAACCTAATGTAGAATCAAAAAATGAAGGAAAGCCAATTGCTGGACATTCACTAACTACTACACCAGTTACACCATATGTAACTACTACTATTTCAGTCGCACCCCCTGTTATACAATCACAGCCTAAACAAAATATACCTATTATGAAATTTGATCAATATAAACAGGAAATACCAGCCAAATCACAACCAGCTAACATAAAATCTAACAAAACAAATTCTAATACAGATAATAGTAAAAATATAGAAAGAACACCTATCAAAAAAAAGTCTTTTTAGATAAGATGTTAGTTTAGTTGAAATCGTTTATATAATTTATCCTTTTATATATTATATAAGTCATGAGTACATTTGAAAATTCGCAGTTATTTATGGAACCAACCACAGGACAATATGGAAATCATATGGTTATGACTAATGTACATAAACCAAATAAAACAAAATATATTAATATTGATACAAAATTTCGTGATGATTATGATTATAAACAACCAGCTAATTATCAAATTATATTGCCCGAACGTTTAAATGAAATTAAATCATTAAAAGTAACTAACGTTGAAATACCTATATCCTTTTATAACATTTCCAATAATATGGGTAATAATTATTTTAAAATTACAAATGGATCCACTGTTAATATTATTAAACTAGATGATAATCAATATAACGATGAAACTATATTAATTAATGAATTAAATACACTGTTAACTGCTCATAATGTAACTATTAGTGCAACTGTTCATAATAAATGTACAATAACTGCCAATAGTAATATTACTATAGACTTTGCTGTAGATAAAGATGGTAATACAGATAAATTTAACTTTAAGAATAAATTAGGATGGTGTATGGGATTTCGTAATTTATCATATGATTTGGTTGCAAATACACCTATAACTAGTGAATGTAATATAAATATTTCTGGTAATCGTTATTTATATTTAGCAATAGATGAATTTAACAAGGGTAATCAAAATAGTTTTGTAACACCACTATCATCATCTATGATTAATAAAAATATTATTTCTCGCATAGCTACTGATTTTAATACATACCCATATAAATCAATTCACCCAGCAAATTCTTCAACTGGACTATTAAGTGATACTAGAAGTTATACAGGTAAGGTTGATTTGCAAAAAATCCAGGTATCTTTATTAAATGAAATCGGTATACCGATCGAATTAAACGGACAGGATTTTTCTTTCTGTATTGAAGCAATATGCGAATAAAAAATTGATGAATTAATATAGAATTAATCCATAATATAAATTCTCTGTCTATCATAGTGATATGGATACTAATAATAAAATTAATGATAATACAATTAAATCTGTTGTATTATCATCGCACATAGAAGATTTTGCGTACAAACCTGATATAGATATTAGTGAACTGTCAAATGAACAGGTATTTGCCTATCATAAATTTAATAAGGGAGAAAATCTATTTATAACTGGACCAGGTGGTACTGGCAAAACACGACTTATTCAATATCTATTAAAATCTGCATCCGCTAATCAAAAAAGTATTCAAATATGTGCTATGACCGGATGTGCTGCTATATTGTTAAATTGTAATGCACGTACATTACATTCATGGAGTGGAATTAAATTAGCAAAAGGTACACATAAACAGGTAGTAGACTCTGTTATTCGAAATAAAAAGGCTGTCGCTCAATGGAGACGTACCAGATGTTTAATTCTAGATGAAGTTAGTATGTTATCTAAGAAAATATTTGATATTATTGAAGAAATTGCAAGAAAAACAAGGAAAATAGATAAACCATTTGGTGGAATGCAAATCGTATTTACAGGTGATTTTTATCAACTTCCTCCTGTTGGTAATCATGGTGATATCGATACATCTAAGTTTTGTTTTGAATCTAGCTTATGGAGGCAGGTGTTCCCTTCGAAAAGTCATATTGAATTAACTACTATATTTAGACAAACAGATGTTAAATACATTCGTATATTAAAGAATATTCGTATCGGTCAATTAACTACCGATGATATAGATGTTCTCAATAAATACTTAAAACGAACATATGATCCTGAACAACATAATAATTGTGTACCAACTAAATTATTTCCTTTGCGATCTAAGACCGATTATATAAATTCTATGATGTTTACAAAAATAAAAGAAAAGGAATATGTATTTAATACAATTCGAAAGAAAAATTGTTCTACAATTATGGAAACAGATAAACCATTATCATTAGCCGATCAACATAGGGCATCTAGTTTATCTGCTAATGAAATCGACCTAGAACTTGATCAATTAATTCATAACACACCATGTATTAATATATTACGATTAAAAATAGGTGCAGTTGTAATGTGTACAGTAAATTTAGATATGAATAATTCCATATGTAATGGTTCACAAGGAACGGTTATAGATATTAAGGAAACGGACAATGGAATAGTACCTATTGTATTATTTGCTAATGGCGTAATAAAAACTATACATCCTCATTATTGGCAATCTGAAGATTTTCCATCCCTAGCAATTGGACAATTTCCATTATGTTTAGCATGGGCATTAACAATTCATAAAATACAGGGTGCTACGTTAAATATGGCTGAAATTGATATAGGTCAAAATATATTTGAATACGGTCAAACATATGTAGCATTATCTAGAATTCAATCGTTAGATGGTTTATATTTATCAGAATTTAAACCTGAAAAAATACAAGCCAATCCTATTGTTCACCAATTTTATACTAATTTTCCAAAAATAGATATAGATTTAACAGAATTTAACAAACAACTCGATGATGATTTGACAGAAGAAACATATATAGATACATCCAATATTAAAAAGATTTCATTAATATAACTAAGTAATGTGTATGCTATTAGTAATATTGACCAAATAAAATACACTGTAATTGTATATAAATACTTAATATGTCTAGTTCATGGAAACAATATGGAGGTATTAGTAAACTCGATAAACTGAATACAATTAATGCAGGAACAGTAATTGCTGACCAATTTGTATCCAGATCTGCCAGACCAACCTATCAATATTTTAATGGTACTTTTGAAGTATCATTTGATTTTATTTCTGGAAGACACGTATTGCTGAATGATAGTATATATGCTGGTGGTAACATCACGTCTAATGGGTTTATATATAATAATAATAAACTTTTTTTTGGAGGTGATAGTAGTATTAATTATACATATGATAACAGAAAAGAATATCCAGTATTACCAATTCAAACTGATCATGCATTTATGTACGGTAATTCTGATAATATAGGTGTTAATGTAATCGATCCAACTGCTTCATTTAATATAAATGGCACTACTAATGCTGCTACTGATATTTTAACTGTCGAATCTAAAAATGATTATATTAGAAATATAATCGCACAAAATGTGAATCAAAGAGGTATTGTTATTGATGCCGATGATACTTCGAGTAATATATTTTTTTATACCAATGATGTAAGCACCAATGCTACAAATATACCAAGCGCATCTATTACATCAACTAATAGTGGTATTTTATCAAATTCTACACATTTACAATCTACTGTAACTGATGGTAATCTTCTATTTAATACTGATGGCATGGATATTACTACTAAGGGTAATGTTATTATTTCAAATGAAGGACATGTCCATACTGATATATCATTGGGATATTTATTAAATGCATCTGGGGGATCTTTTAAAATAGATGATGTATCTGGTAATATAGAATTTGATGTTTCTAACAATTTTAGTATAGATTGTTCAGGTACAGAAATGTTATTGGAAAATGCCAATAGTTACATTAAAACGACTTCTGATTTCACTTTATTATCAAAAGGCGTTGATGACAATACTAGTGGAACAATAATACTAGATTCTAGTTCTGGTAATATTAACTTATTTTCAAGAACAATTAATGCTACATCAACACAACGTGGAATTTCTAATGAATCTATTCATAACGAAACACTAGCTATATATGACAACTCTAATCAAGTTTTTTTAAAAAATGTATATAATGATGATACTATATTAACAGGTAATGCTGCTACATTTATTGGTGCTGATCTATCATCTAACACTTTTATTAATTTTAATCCTGCTGCAAATAAGTTAGGAGGTGCAATTGGTGGAGGTATGGCACCATATGATCCATTGCGGGCAATTACAATGTTTGGAACTACTAATACAGATGGTGTGTATACTCCATCTCAAAATATTGTATCTAGCACTAATTATGATAAATATTTATCTACTATTGGAATTAATACACATAAACCTCGTACAGAAGAATATATTTTAGATATCAATGGACCTACACATATAGGTAATGGTGAAATTCATGTTAAAGCTGAATGTAATTTCGAAATAAAACAAATTTCTCTTAGCCAAGTAAATAATAACTATTACGGGATTGCCGTCGGTAGCCCATCCACGGCTATTAGTGATAATGATACTAATATTGCTTCATATTCACAACAAATTTTATATAAAACAGCAGATGAACAATCATGGAAAATTAGTAATGTGTTTGACAATAATAATACACTCGATGATTTTTCTATTATTTTTAACGATATATACATGTATGATGAAAAATATGCTATTATTATTGGAAACAATACTACTGCTACTATTAATAATCCTTATATATTTGCAACTAATGATGGAGGTGTTACCTGGTATCGTGTACTATTAGATATTGCATTTAATCAACGTATATTACAGTCGGTTAGTATTAACCAATTATCTAATAATTATCGAATTATAATACAATATTCTACATTTGATAATAATTCATTTGGTGTATTATCGTTTGATATTACTAATCTCGAACAATTATTTTCTAGTTCAACTAATTATGTTATCAATATTTCCACTGTTAATGATAATAATGGTGGTATATATACTAATAACCTATCTGTTACTAATGGACAAAATATTATGGTTGGAAATGGTATATCAACGTTTAATGTCGATAGTCAATTATTTAATATTCCAGTTAATACGAATTATACCTATTATGATATTTATTGTTATAATGTTAATGAATGTATAGCTGTTGGTGACAATATTATATCTTACACAATTGATGGAGGAACTAACTGGAGTAATATAAATAATACTGATATTATTGATTCTAATAACGTAACACCATTTATAAAACTTAAATCCGTGTTTATATATGATTCATTTAATGCAGTTAGTGTTAGCGATGATGGTAAATTCTTATATTCTACTGCATGGAAAGATGGAATATGGAAATTAGTAAATGATAATTTATTGAATTCTTCTGGTATTAAAGATATACTTGTAGGATCTAATAATGATTTACGTAATATTTTTATGCCTGATGTTAATACGTTTATTATTTCTAATGTTATTACTAATTATTATGACGATACTAATGATAATAATAATGATATACTCGGTTATAGTAAAATAATACAGTGTTTTTTACCAAATTTATTCAATAGAAAAAATAATAATGTTGCTGATGTATCTGGTAATATGATAATTTCAGGAGATATTAAAGTATACGATGAAGGTGAACTACTTGTTAATACTATTGATAAATTAGATCAATATACAAATGATAACCGCAATACTATAGATATAGGTAAAAAAACAAATACTGTTAATATTGGCAATAACTTAATTAATATTGGTGTAGAAACTGCAGAACAGGTGAATATAGATGCATCATATATTACATTATCATCTGTTGAAGAAATGAAAATAACTGATGGAATGGCTTCATTACAATTAGATGGTAACGGGTATACCACATTATATGGAGCAACTGTATTTGATCTTAGTTGTACCGATAATATTATCATGAACACATCTAGTGGAACATCTATTAATATTGGAAATGTTAGCAATAATTTGTCTAATGTACATGTAAATATTGGTAATACTGATGCATCTGCTGTTACACTTGATGCTAGCTATATTTCTATGACATCTCTTAATCATACCGATCTTTCTGCATCTACTGTTGTTATAACTGGCGATGTTTCAATGAATAATCGTTTATTTGTAAACGATGATGTTTCATTAAATAGTAAATTATATGTGCACGGAGATTCATCATTTAATGGCAATATGGATGTGCAAGGTACAATTAGAGCAACTATTATTAATGATAATTATGTTGTAAACACACATGTTACTAATTATGAAGTTGTAATTACTGAAGATTTATCTTTATCTGGATCACTATGTATGGATGGTTCATTGAATGTTGGAGGGGATGCTTCATTGAATAGTCGGTTATTTGTCCTCGAAGATGTTTCATTCAATAGTAAATTCTATGTGGCTAATGATGTATCTATGGATAGCAACTTATATGTTACAAAACATGCACAGATTGATGGTTCATTGAACGTTGTTGGTGATGCTGCTATCGATACTCGATTGTTTGTAACCGGTGATGTTTCATTCAGCAGCAAATTATACGTAGATAATGATATTTCTACCAATGCCAATTTATATGTTACAAAACATACACTGATTGACGGTTCATTGAATGTCGTTGGTGATGTTGCTATTGATACTCGTTTGTTTGTGACTGATGATGCTTCATTCAGTAGCAAAATATATGTCGATAATGATATTTCTACCAATGCTAATCTATATGTTACGAAACATGCAAAGTTTGACGGTTCATTAAACGTTGTTGGTTATGCTGCTATTGATACTCGTTTGTTTGTATTCGGCGATGTTTCATTAAATAATAAATTATTTGTGAATAATGATATTTCTACTAATGCCAATTTATATGTTACGGAACATACAAAGATTGACGGTTCATTAAATGTTATTGGCGATGTTTCATTTAACAACAGATTATTCGTTACCGGAAATGTATATGCTGATAACATGGAAACTGTTAATAAAATGACAACCCCCATTATGTTAGTGACTAATGAACTAAATGTGCAAGGTACAATTAATACTATTAATCGAGACGATCTAGCTATATCATCTAAAACTATGGCATTAAATTTTGAAAGTCCATTTGATCTTAGTGGAGTTGGAATAATGTTTTATGAAGAGGCCACTGTTAATGGAAGTATTGTAGCTGACCCATCTGCTGGATATATAGTGATTGATAAAACTAGAGATAAATTTGCAGTAAAACTACCTAATTTAAATAATGGTACACAACATTACTTAGCAGTTAAAGACGAAAATGATGATTTGTCTGCCAATAATTTAGTTATTAATGAAGATATATCAGTTAAGAATAGACTGTTTGTGACGAATGATGCTTCATTCAGTAACAAATTATACGTGGATAATGATATTTCTACCAATGCTAATCTGTATGTTACCAAACATACACAGGTTGACGGTTCATTAAATGTTGTCGGCGATGCAGCCATTAATACTCGTTTGTTTGTGACGAATGATGCTTCACTCAGCAGCAAATTATATGTGGATAATGATATTTCTACCAATGCCAACTTATATGTTGCGAAACATACAAAGATTGATGGATCATTGAACGTTGTTGGTGATGTTGCCATTGATACTCGATTGTTTGTAGCCAATGATGTTTCATTCAGCAGCAAATTATATGTGGATAATGATATTTCTACCAATGCTAATCTATATGTTTCGAAACATGCAAAGGTTGACGGTTCATTGAATATTGTCGGTGATATTGCCATTGATAATCGTTTGTTCGTATCTAATGATGTTTCATTCAATAGTAAATTATACGTGGACAGTGATATTTCTACGAATGCCAACCTATATGTTGCGAAACATACAAAGGTCGATGGTTCATTGAATATTGTCGGTGATATTGCCATTGATAATCGTTTGTTCGTATCTAATGATGCTTCATTAAGCAGCAAATTATATGTGGATAATGATATTTCCACCAATGCAAACTTATATGTTTCGAAACATGCAAAGGTTGACGGTTCGTTGAACGTTGTTGGCGATGCTGCTATTGATACTCGTTTGTTCGTATCTAATGATGTTTCATTCAATAGTAAATTATACGTGGATAATGATATTTCTACCAATGCTAATCTATATGTTTCGAAACATGCAAAGGTTGATGGTTCATTGAACGTTGTTGGCGATGCTGCTATTGATACTCGTTTGTTTGTAACTGGTGATGTTTCATTAAATAGTAAATTATACGTGGATAATGATATTTCGACCAATTCCAATCTATATGTTACAAAACATGCACAGGTTGATGGTTCATTAAATGTTATTGGTGATGTTTCATTTAACAACAGATTATTCGTTACCGAAGATGTTTCATTTACACAAAATCTTAATATGGGTGGTAATATTGATTTACCTAACTATGATTCACATATTAATTTTAAAGATGGGGTTTCATTAACAGTGGATGAATGGAGTAATGGTACAGGTGATCGATTAAGAATTCTTAATGGTCATTTACAAATGGATTCTGGTAAGAAAATTTGGTTTAGAAATTCAAACACTGATATAGGATGCTTATATAATAATTCTAATGATTTAGATGTTTATGCAAAAAGTAAAATTAATTTAATTGGTAATGAAACGGGTATTGCATTTTTTACTGATACAACTACTACTGATTCTAATGAAAGAATGAGAATTGGAGTTAATGGTGATATTTCAATGATCAATAATTTATATGTTGCCGATGATGTTTCATTGGGCAGTCGATTATTTGTTACGGAAGATGTTTCCTTTAATGAAAAATTGTATGTTAAGGAACATACTAAGGTTGATGGATCATTAAACGTTGTTGGTGATGTGGCTATCAATAATCGTTTATTTGTAACAGATGATGTTTCCTTTAATAACGATTTTTATGTTCATGGAGATTCATCATTTAATGGAGATGTTGATATAATCGGTGTATTAAGAGCTACTGACATGACCAATAATTATGTTGTTAACACACATACTACTAACTATGAATTTGTTGTTACTACTGATATGTCAATGTCTGGGCAATTATATGTAGATGGTTCTATGAATGTAAGCGAAGATGTTTCATTAAATAAAAGATTATTTGTTACTGGAGATGCTACATTTAAAGAAGATATATTTGTTTCGAATACGATTAATGGTATTAAAATATGGCAGGGTCCAGGTGATGGGATAGTTAATAATCTATCTATTGGATCTAATGCATTATCTCAAAATTATTATAATGGAGCAAATGTTGGACAGTATAATACTGTTTATGGTAATGATTCTATGGTAGATAATACATTCGGTTCAGAAAATACATCAATTGGGTATGAAACATTATACGAAAATATTAATGGTAATCATAATACTGCAAATGGATACCAATCTTTATATACTAATACTACGGGTGATGGTAATACTGCGATCGGTTCTGGTGCATTACAACTTAATAGTACTGCTGGTGATAATACTGCAGTTGGATTAGCTGCATTAAATAAAACATTAGGTAAACAGAATACTGCGATCGGTTCTGGTGCTGGTGAAAAAAATACAGATGGTTCGTATAACACGTTTATTGGATGCGGTGCTGATATTGATACATTAAATAATGTATATGAATATTCTACTGCTATTGGTTACGAATCTACTATTACTGCATCGAATCAAATTATGATTGGTCGCACTACCGAAATGGCAGTAATACCTGGTAATTTACACGTAATTGGAGATATATCATATGACGGCAAATTATTTCTTCTCGGTGATGCATCTATGCATAGCAATTTATATGTTGGAAAGCATACTAGACTTGATGGTTCATTGAACGTGATCGGTGATGTTGATATTGACACCCGTTTGTTTGTATCTGGCGATGTTTCATTCAGCAACAAATTATACGTGGATAATGATATTTCTACAAATTCTAACCTATATGTTACAAAACATGCACAGGTTGACGGTTCATTGAATGTTATGGGTGACGCTGATATTGACACCCGTTTGTTTGTATCTGGCGATGTTTCATTCAGCAACAAATTATACGTAGCTGATGATATTTCTACCAATGCCAACTTATATGTTACGGAACATGCACAGGTTGATGGTTCGTTGAATGTTGTTGGTGATGCTGCTATTGATTCTCGTTTGTTTGTAACTGGTGATGCTGCTATTGATACGCGTTTGTTTGTAACTGGTGATGTTTCATTCAGCAACAAATTATACGTGGATAATGATATTTCGACCAATGCCAATCTATATGTTACAAAACATGCACAGGTTGACGGTTCATTGAATGTTGTTGGAGATGTAGCCATTGATGATCGTTTGTTCGTAACTAATGATGCAACTATTAATACATTAACGGTTGGTACAGGCGGGGGAAATCAATCTGGTAATGCAGTATTCGGTCTAAATGCATTAACATCAAACTCAACAGGCAACTGGAATACAGCGATCGGTAAAGATGCATTAACAACTAACAACGACGGCAATCATAATGTTGCGTCCGGATACGGTGCGTTATATACTAATAGTGGGGGATCCTCAAATGTTGCGGTCGGTAACCATGCATTAAGGCTTAACTCAACGGGCGACTCGAATACTGGAATTGGATACGATGCGTTAAGAAATAGTACTGGTTCTGGAAATACAGGAGTTGGATATGGTGCTGGGAAAGGTTCAGGTGTAGGTACATGTTTGTATAATACTTATCTGGGTTATAATGCCGATAGTCAAAGTAATGATTTGAGTAATTCTACAGCAATAGGTTACAATTCTACGATTACCAAATCAGACCAAATTGTATTAGGTAAGACAACTTCTCCACCTGAGGTTTATATTCCTGGTGATCTCGGCATAGGAACAACTAGTCCATTAACAGCACTCGATGTTTCAGGTGCAGGTGCAATTGGTATACCATGTGGTAATGATGATACGGACCGACCAACCGGTGCTAACCTACGTTTAGGACAACTCCGTTATAATATCATTAGCCATTCATTTGAAGGTTACCAAGGAGAATCTGGTAGCGAAGAATGGGCAGAATTAGGTGGTGGTGGTGCATTTCAACTTGATGGTACAACCGCCTTCTATAATGAAGGTAATGTTAAAATAGATGGAGCTATACAATCTGCTGGTCCGCTGCAAGAAACTAATAATCAATTAGTTTTTAGTGGTACAGATCTTGCTGATAATAATACTCAATATGAATTAGCTGCTATAAATACGTTTTACAGGGCTAATAATGCAACTACTACCGGTAATCCAGGAGGATTAGTATTTAAAACTAAGGCACCATCTTTGGGTTTAATTACTCAAATGACGATTGATGGTACTGGTAAAGTAAGAATAGGGGATGCCAGCGGTGACTTTGCTACTTATGGTGAAAAATTTTTAGTGAATGGAACCACCTATTTTACCGGAATGGGCACTTTTGGTAATTATCAGGATACTTACAGTCAGACAGCATTAAGATTAAGAGTATATGGTCTAGTTAATGCTAGTGAGTATGATGCATTATCTGATAAACGTTTGAAAACAAATATTTTACCTATAACAGATGCATTAGCTGTAATCAATAAAATAAATGGATATAATTACACATGGAAAAATGATAAATCTAACAAACCTCAATCTGGATTAATTGCACAGGAAGTCGAAGATGTTATACCTCATATAGTTAATACAGCCGATAAGGAATGTCCTGAAGGATTCAAGCCAAAAGCTATTAATTATAATGGTGTTTTACCTTATTTAATTGAATCTATAAAAACACTTACTAATGAGAATAACATGTTGAATGAAAAAATTAACAGTTTGGAAACAGATAATGCTAATGTAAAATCTGCTCTAAGTACGTGTGAACATAAATTGGAAAAACAAAATGAACTAATAGAAAAAATACTAAAAAAACTTGAATTATAATAAAATATAAATACCTATTTATTTGGTGTAATGCTATAACATTACATCAATAATATATTTAATATTCCCTTTATTAATGAGCTATTTATGCGGCTTCTAATTCGGCAGTTGTAATATCACATGAACAAGTGTTAACATTCATATGGGTTCTCTTTAAAGTACATTTGCATATTTTGTTCTTATTCTTCTTATTTTTTAAATCCTGCCATGTTAATGGAAGATATTGTACAGCACAGGAAGTTATATTATTTAAAACACGGTTTGGTCTATTATTAGTATTATTACATACTATAAATGATGGACATCCATTAACATCTCGTTCCATATCAAATATATTTTTTTTATTCGCGGGTGTTATCAAATTATAATTTATTGAATCATTATTTATATCGTTAATTATTTGATACTGCTTATATTCTAATATTTGTTGCGAACTTAATACAGCAGGTTGATGATTATCTATACCGGAACCACTATCAGTTCGTAAAATTTGTGCTATTTGTTTTCTTTTTAAATAATCACTTTGTGACATTTTACTTTATATATATTATGAGTATATATAATCTACTATAACCAAATTTTATATTAAATAATCAATTAATTATTGTAATTAAAAATATTACCAATAATGCTTATCATTTGACCAATTATTTGCTAAACTATTTGCTATAGCTGCTATTAATATTCCACATGATGCACCTACTGATAATTGACTTATTGTATGCTGTTTATATTTCCACCGTTGATTAAGGGTTAACACTGCTATTGTTAATTGTAATATTAATGTATTTACGTTATTGGAATATAAATATAAATATAATAATGAATAAAATACTGATTGTGAATGTGCCGACGGCATTCCATATTTTTGTACACCATTATATGGTTCTCCCATTATTGTTTTAGAACCTGATGGACGTAATTGTCTAATTGATAATTTTAATATACGATTTACTGCGCTATTAAAAAATAGAAAACTAGTATAAGTTGTTACATATATTGGCGATTCTAATGTTTCATTAACTGTGATATATAAACATATGAATGGACCTGTAAATCCAATTATATCTAATACCCATATACCTTTATTTATTAATATATTATCTCTGTTATAGTTCATTATATAGTATATTATATAATATATAAATTATTCAACAGTATTATTTAATTGTTCACATATTAATGAAAAAGACCAATCTGCGTTAATTAAGTCTACTTGGTTACCCCTATCAGTAATTAATCTAACCGACATTCTTTGTATATTTACTGGTCCAAAATAGCTACGTTCCTGTAACTGTAATGTACCACCAAACTCAACATATGAACTTCCATTTGGTAATTTATCAACTTTTAATGGTATCATTGCAAATACATTTGATACAAAGGGTCCATCACCATAACTACTCATAGCAACTGATGTTCCTATACTAGTTGACTGGTCATCGGCCGATGCCTGTACTGCAATTATTTGCTTTTCAGTTAATCCAGTAGTAGTGTTATATATTTTCTCTCCGGTTACTGGATCACATACAAAATCTGTGCGATTTGCATAAGATGGTAGTGGTATTGTAGTATCTGTATTTGTAATAGTAACTAAGCCATCAGTTAAATGATTTTGACTATAATCATCTAAGCAAATCATAAATTGTTGATATATATTTATACTTACTCCTACTTCACCTGTTATTGATAATATATTTCCACTTATCGAGGTTACTATGTCTGGTGCAGATAAATCATATAATGTATACTCTCGATATCCTAATATCCAACCGACTGTTGTATCCCAAGTTGTATTTTGTATACCAGATTTACCCGATGTACATGTAGCAAAACTGTCATTATCATAAAAAACTAAATCAAAATCACTGGTAGAATAAGAACGAATTACATTTAACGTTATTTCTATATAATATTCATCATTTTTTTCAATTATATTAAGGTGCGAACCAGTAATATCAGTTGTTGTTGTTACATGATCTGTTATTGCTTTATTAATTGCATCTAATAATGAAATTCTAGAATATATATTTGGAGGTATTGTTAAAATTATATTATTCAAATTTGTATTAGTTGCCACACCATCCTCGTATGCAATTATATGTATTTCATCGTTTATTCCAGTTTTTATTTCTAGCGAATTTACAACTGGTAATGGATCTGGAGATATAATTAAAACCTTTCGATCTGTATTTACTACATATGTATCTGTATTTACTGTACTACCTGTCCATTCCATATTTAATCCATTTGTTATTAAAGTTTCATCTACACCCAAATTATCATGCCATGTATTATCTCCATTATTTTCATGGAATTGAATACTATAATTAGTAGCCAATAGACTCTTGTTTATTTTTATATTAAACTCTATATTATATATACCATTACCTACTGTTGCTGTAAGTAATGTCCCTTCTAATATATGTAACCCAGATATTGGGTCTATATAATTCGCAAATACATTGTTTATATCGGTCTGAAACTCAAAATAATTAAAATAAGTCTTCGATTCTGTATTACCAAATGTAATATCAAATGGATCATCATATTCATTTCCATTTACTACTGGGGTTACTCCGTCCCACTTTGGCATAATTTTACATATATGTTGATTTACACCTATTATTATTGGTTTACCTCCCTGAATAGTTGAAGTATATGTTGAGAATAAATCAGTTAATATATTATTTCCATTTAATAATAACCCATTTATATTATCGAATAAGATACTACCAGTTAAATCCATTTCAAACATACCTTCATTGAAATTTTTATTGATATCTAAAAATAAATGAAAAGTATTATCACGAATGAATGCAATACTACCATCTGGCAATTCTGTTGAACCCACATCATATGTGGTCGTTGTATTTAATGCATCTATATTTTGCATACTTAAATTTATTGCATTCACATATTCACTAATATCATAATCCTTTTCTACCGGTGAATTTGGTATTGTTAATGTAATATTATTTATATTGGTTTGATTATATTTGGGAAGATTTGGTGTTAACGTTATATATGGAGAGGTTAGTATTCTAAAAGTGTTATTTTGGCCAATTGATTGAACCTCTCCACATATTGTATTCAAATCGTTTTCAATATTACTAAAACCAAAACAGGCATCATTATTGCCCTGTGTATTAACCCATAATGGCAATATGTTTACATCAGGATCTTCATGAAAAACCACTTGCAATTTAGGATTATTATTTATATTATTGTCTTTTATATTACGATTCAGTCGAATTACTAATTCAAATAGTGAACCTGTAAAATTGTCTCCATTCAAACTATCTATTTCTACACGGTTTAACGAAGAATTAATTAATCTATTATTATTATTTAAACTGGTATTCACCTTTGTTATTAAAGATTCTCTTGTAAATGTTCCGGTTTCTATTTCTACGTATATTGTTGAATATAATGTGGTTCCGGTGTAGCATTTTATATCTATTGTATTATTTTGGTCAGTTACTACAAATAATTTCTGTAATGATAATGAACTATATGTAACTGACTTTATTGTATTCGTATAATATTCGCTAGTTTGAAAACCTAAATAAGATGGTATTGATGCGTTTCTTTCAGAATAAGGTAAATATGGACTGGACCATCCTGGGAATTTTATATAATAACTACTTTCATTATAACTTTTTTTTATATCCGCATTTATAGTAACAAGACTATTAATACTATTATACACTAATTGGGTAGTCCCTATATCAGTATCTCCATTATTATCCTTGATTACCTGTATACTTTCATTGATTGATGCAGGTAAACTAGTTGTTGTATAATTTCCAGGCAATATTTCTATTTTTATATCATGAGTATCACTATGTATTCCTTGCGTTCGTCCTTTAAAATAGAAAAAATTATTTCCATATGCTTTTCCTATTATATACCATGTATATGGAATTTGTACTGAATATAGTCTTAATGATACTACATTTTTTAAAGGTTCTGATAAATTAAATGTAAATCCAGACGACATTGTTCTCTTATCTGGACGATATTGACTATTTATAGATATGGTTCTTTTTATTGTTTGCTTAAGTAATGGGTTTAATTTTCCTGTGGAATATGCTAAATCACGGGTATATCCTATTTCACGAGTAGAATCAGTAGTATTTTCCTTTACTATATCTAATGCTCCTCCTCCTCCTCCTGATGTTGGCGGTGCAGTTATTTCTTCTGCTTGTTCTGTTACTTCCTCGCGATATAACCTACCAAAATTTTCTTTAGCTTGTAATCGATAATTACTAGAATCAAAACCTTCTATCAAATCTTCATCTTCATCATCATCTTCATTTTCACTTGAATCAAAAAAATAATTATATATATCATTAAAGAATCGAGCCAATTTTAAAGATGATTTACTTGTCCCATTTTCATATTTATGTACCATCATTAATATTTTTGCTTCTAATTCTCTATCAGTTGGATTTACTAAATCCAATATATCATATAACTCATTATCTGTATAAGCACTAGGATCATATAATGATTTCTCAGGCAGATTTTTACTATTGTCCATTCTATTATATCATTACACATATTTTTATTATTATTTTATTAATTAAATATATTTGTTACTTTGAAAAACGAACTTTAAACATATTTCGAATAAATTCCACTAGATCTAATTTTTTATGGCATTTATATAACATGTCTATTGGAAATGATGTTAATCCCTGACCACGTTTCATATGACGATTCCCTGTAAAACATAGTATATCAAATACTCGCATTATTGTATCTTCTTCTACTGTCATTTCTTCTCTTCCTATTCGACATTTTCCCATAAATGAATATCTATTGTAATTACCATTTTCATATACTTGCCATTTATTTATCCAAGGTTTATTTAATATCAATCCTATTCCACATATTTTATTTGTATCATTATTCATTTCTAATACAAATAGTATTGCTTCATTTGGGATATTCATAGATACTGGACAGGGTGAACAATATATACAACCTATTTTTGGATTTAACTTCCTATAATTAGAATTTTCTTCCCATGTTGATGTGTTAAATCGTGATGTTAATATATAATGCCGTAAATTCTTTTTATAAGTATTTAAACCAGTTTGATATATCTGTTTCTTTGTTGGCACTATCGTAGATGTCATTTTGTTTTACATACTATTTTTATTATAAAACTTTTTCAATTTTTTCGGTTATTATTACACGATATTATATCGACAATATATAATATTATTAATTATGAAACCTTTAGATACTGATTATACTTCTAGTACGTCATCAAATGATAGTAATAATCAAGACATAAAGGTTGAATCTGTTGTTATTGATGTTAATAATTCCGAAAATATTGAATTGGGCAATATTCAAGAAGAACATAGTCTTATTACTTATACCAATAATCATTTTACACATGTTTCCAATAGTGAACTTCGTCGAATACGTAATTTAGAGAACACTACCCCTGATAGTCCTGATAGTTATGTTCGATGCGATAGTCCAATTACTATATCTAATTACGGTAGTCGGACTGGTAGTTCTAATAATAGTTCTAATAATAGCGATAATGATGATGATTATAATGATAATCAATTATCACCTAATAATTTAAAACATAATACTTTTTCTGCCACATTATCTGCTGAAAATTTACAACTATCTGCACAATATACAGGTAAACCACGCAGACAATCTAAATTCAAACAATTAGCTTATCAAGATGTTGAAAAAACATTAGATAAATATTATGATATGGAACTCGATAATAAATATTCTAGTGAATTGGATATACTTAGTACATTTATGAAAGGACAAAAAAACATTTATATTCAAGCTAAACATCTATCACAATGGAGACTAAATATGCTAATGATCCCTTCTCTAATTATTACATGTGCTATTACCATTTTATCACCACTAATTACTTGTAGCGATACTCATTCGTGGATTATATCCGGATTAAATGCTAGTGTTGGGTTCATACTTTCCATGATGAATTATTTAAAACTAGAATCTTCCACTACTATGTTTTTACAATTAGCTAATCATTATGATAAAATGGAAACCGCACTCGAAATATCTAACAGTAAAATAATTTTGATGGAAACTGAAGCGGAAAAAAGAACTTTGGTACTTAATCAAATTCAAGATATTGAGCAAAAAATGAATGAAATTAAAGCATTGAATAACGTATTACTACCTGCTGAAATTAAAAGTATTTTTCCTATTATTTGTCATGTTAATATTTTTTCATTTATTAAAAAACTAGAAAATCATCGACGGATTCTAATACTTAAATTTAAAGATATTAAAAATGAAATTCGATTTATTTTACATAAATGGGATAAAGAAGAACGTAAAATGAATAATTTGGGGAATACTATTGCGAGTAATAGACTAAAATCTAGAGAACAAAATAGGTTGAATTTTCTATGTGAAATTAAAGAAAAACTTAAAGTTGAATTATCTGAATATAAATGCGCATATAGCAATATGGATGAATTGTTTATACATGAAATTAAACGTGCTGAAACACTAACCAATCGATGTGGTATATGGCTTCTCTGTTTATGGAAAAATAATAATAATGTTAAACTAAAAAATATTAATCCACTATTAGATAAATATTTTCATTTTTTATTTTCTGATGATTGATATTATTAATGAGCTACAACTACCTTCCAGTACCATGGCATCTCATGAACTATCTTTAAGGATCCCAAATCTTCTAATTTTTTTTGTAATTTTGTTGAATATACACTATCTTTCCAATGAAATCGCATTAATACCCGTTTATGATATGGATCATTCTTTAATGGTACTTCACGCAGTTGTCTTATATGTCCTACATTCAAACTATTTATTTGTTCTATTATATATTCACGATTCGTATTCACATCCATTCGTGGTATGCAAATTGATGATGTCATGTCACTTATTTAGTTAGTAATTTTAATTAAGTAGAATATCAATTTTATGTTAGTTTATAAATCCAAATCCTAATATATTAAAAATATAAATAGTTTGAATTAATGTCTTTTACGAAATCCAATAATATTGATCATGATAATACTGAAAATTATCATACATATTTAGACACATCATGGATTCAAGATGAAACTAGATTACTCAATGTTGAAAACAGTCTTCATTGTGAACCACTTGATTCTATTCAAGGAATATTTATTTACATTAATCAACATAATTATATTGATAATATTTTTTGTGAAACTATTCCATTAACTTTAAATGAGAAAGATTCTTTTATATCATCATCCGCTTTAATTAAACTCATACAAACTAATAAAATTAGCACTCCTGTTTCCAAATATAAATTCTCTAATTTATTTTCGTTTTTTGTCGATATTGAACCTGACTCTGTTCTATCATTTTCAAAATTAGATGATGATGATGAACATATTACTCAATCTTCATCATTTAAAGAACAATTTATTACTGATTCTATTACTATACCACCTTCTATTTTCGTATTTCATAAAATTAATACACTATATTTTATTTATAACGAAACTAGTACTACTAAACGAAATACTACATTAAAATCTATATTAAAATCTAATAATACACTGCAAACTAATCATAAAACCAAAAAAAATGTACGTATTACCAATAAATTATTTAAAATTAATACTGATATTAAAAAGAATAATACCAGAAAAAAACGTTTATGATAATTTAATATTATAAACCCAATTAAAAAAAATAAATTTAATAAGATATGACTATATTAGATAATAAATACTATATAATTAGAAGAGGAGATTTTGCCATTAATGGCAACACTAAAATTTTTTATTCATTATTTTCTATTTGCCTATGCATTGAAGAATACATACAATTGAATTCTATTGAATGTTTTTATATTATGATTGGTTCTACTATTATATGGAGTATTATTGAATGCTTTTTACATTATTCTAATACACGTAACATAAAACCTATGTATATAACTAATTTTAATGGAAAAAAAATATATTTAAATAAAAACATTGGTATATTTTTACAAGGATTTCAAGAAGGAGGAGTTATTACTACTATTGGATTGTATTTCGGTGACCGATTATTTGAACCAAAATATTTTTAT